CTGATAAAAGAATAAAAGATGAGTTACAAAAACTTACACTAATAGCACAACCTAAAGATCAAAATGTAAGAGGTCGTGCTTTAACAGATAAAGAACTAGCTCAACAAAAGTTTTTAATAAATTATGGACAGCAATTGGAAGATGCTACTAATTTTTATAAAGAAACCGATAATCCTATAAGGTTGTTTGGGTTATATGGTGTAACTGGTTTAATGGCTGAGGCTGAAAGAATGCCTAGGTTATTAAATGAACCTCTTGTCAAACAGTATATGGGGCTATATGGTGGTGTAGCAGGTGAAGATTCTAGAATGATATTAGAGATTCCTGTATTTCGTGATGAAATAGAAAATGTGCAAGCAGTATTATTAGATGGATACAAACCCTCACAAATACCTCCATCTCAACAAAGTTTTTTACACAGGTTATTATATGGAGGTATTCTTCATAGGGATCAGGTTATACAACTAATTGCAGGAGAAAATTTTAGTGATGAGAAAACTATAGGTATGAAATTAGGCAATCCTTTTTCTAAAAACAAGAGATTTTAAATGGAAATAGATTGGAATAAATTAACATCAGAAACAAATAATTATCCACTGCCTATTACTGGTGGTAATATTACTAGTGAAGAAGAAGATCAACCTGTTTATGTTCCTGTTGAACTTGATGAAACAGCTTATGAAGATTTAGATAAAATATTTGCTACTGATTATGATAATAAAAGATTAACTAAAGAACAAATACTTAATGACAGAAGATTTGTTAATGTTATTAGAAATAATTTATCAGCAAGATATAAACCGGGTGATACATTAACTAGAGCTAAGAGAGTTGGTGTTGGTTTAGCAGGTGGTGATGTTGGTGGTATCTATGGTAGAGATTACATGAACATGGATGCTGAAAGATTATTTGAGATATGGCAAAACTATCAAAGATCTTTTAGTGCAGGTCAAACTGTTACTGTTGGTAATGAGATAGCATATAGTATGAATGCTTCAGATGATACCAAAGTTAAGTTAGGTGCAGGTTATAAATTATTTGATCAGATGACTAATGCTTTTACTGGTGATGGTAGTTGGGCAGAAATGGCTGATGCTACTTGGGATTATGCAAAAGCAGGTGTTTATGATCCTGCAACACTATTAGGTTTTGGACTTGGAAAGTTGATGGGTTTTGGTGCTACTAAAACCTCAGCTCAAGCTGCTAAATCTTTAATGAAATCAGCTTACACAGAAGCTATAAAAAAGGGAGCAACTACATCAAGCGCTAAAGCAATGATTGGTAATGCTATGAAAAATAGTTTACCTTTTGCTTTTATAGATGCAACTATTGGTGGTAGTATTGATGCTCTTTCTCAAATGCAGTTAATAGATGTTGGTGTTCAAGAAGAATATAGTTATGCTCAAACTGCTATTAATGCAGGAGCGCAGATGCTTTCAATACCAATACTTACAGGTATGGGAGCTACTGTAAAAGAACTTAGATCAAGTGTTTTTAAAGATACTTTTTTAGGCTATCAAAAGTTTGATACAGATTTACTTAATCTTGGTTTTGATGAAGCTAAAAAGAGAATGAAACAAAGAATGAATACTAATATTATTGTTGATGCATTAGATGATACTTTTGGTTTAATTAAGGGTGACAGTAAAGATTTTTTAGTTTGGGATAAAATAAAAGAAAGATCCAAGAAAAGAATAAAAGGTCAGACAATCACACCCCAAGAACAAATTAATGCTTTTTATAGATATTTATTTTTAGGAAATCCGGGAGATAAAAACGGAAAAGGTAGAACCAAAGGATTATTTGAAGCATTAAATGATGCAGGTTTTGTACCACACCCTGCTATGATAGAACAGTATGGTAATATTACTGGTGTATATGCAAATGCAATGAAAGAATTTTTAAGTCCTGCTCAAGTTAAAAAGATAGTAGCAAAGTGGGAAGCAGAAACTGGACATAAATTAGATTTTAGTCAGATAAGTTATAAAAATAATGATCCCTCACAACCAAAAATTGAGATTGTTCCATCTTCTAAAGTAACTCCATTAAGTTTATCTTCTCGTTGGGTGCTATCAATAGGAGATGCAGCTGAAAGTTTATGGTTGCCATCTGAATTAAGTAGGTTACAAAAAGCAGGAGTTGATGTTAGAGATGCTATAGACATTGCAGCTGGGAATGCAGGTAAAGAAGACAGTCCTAAAAGATTTCAGTTTGGTTTATCTGTCTATAAAAGATTGTTAACATCTCACTTATCGACAACTGGTGCTAACTTAAAAGGTTTTAAAGGACTAGTTAGTTTAAATACTTATGCTGATTTTTTTACAGGTGCTATTAATTTAAGTCAAAGTAAGTTTTATAAGTACGGATTAAATGATCCTAAAAAAGCAGAAGAGTTTTATAATAAGTATTACGGCAGTGTTTATGGTGCTTTGCGCAGAGGTGTTGATGTTATCTCACCAGACATTCCTATAGAATATGCTGATTTAATATTAGATATGAACCCTAAACTTCAAGCTAAATTGTTTAGAGATATAGCAGGCGATGGTGGTGTAAGAGAATCTTTTGAACATTTTAACTTAGACAAAGCAGATATGATAACCTTTGGTATAGGTAAGGTTATGGATGCTGCAACTAAGGGCGCACAAACTTTAACATTTGTTAGACTTCAAGATGATTTAACTAAGCGTTGGTCATTTGGTTCTAACATGAATCAATACATAATGAGAGATTATGGAATGACTCCAGAGCAATTCTTTTCTCAAGTAGATGTATCAATAGAAATGGCATCAAAGAAGTTTCAAAACTTACTAGACAAAGCTGCATATAGAACAATGAGAGAGACTGCATCTGTTAACTGGTCAACATTACCTGCTAAAAATAGTATGAGAGCTGCAGCTAGATTTTTTGAATATCTAACTAACACTACAGCCCTTGGATACATAGTACCTTTCGGTAGTTTTTTAAATACTACTATCGCTACTATGGGAGATATGACAGGTATAAACGCTTTTAGAGCTAGTTATAGAGCTTTAACTGGAAAGAAAGCTGATTTTGCTGATCCAGAAGTATCGGAGGCTTTTGGAAAATTTGCTGCATCAATGAGTTTAGTTTCATTAGGAGTTTTTGCTGCGAGAGATAGAATAGATCAAGGATTAAGTTACTCTCAAGAAAGAAATAATGAAGTATTAAAAATAGGACCTTACTCTATTGGTGGTGGTCAAGATATGGGTGACATAGAAGATAAAACCTATGATTGGCCTGTGTCTACTATCAGACTATTATCTCAAATTACTGCACACGCTATAGGAGAAAATAACGATTTTAATGATTTTCAATTTAAAAGAATACCAAAAGATCTTTTAGCTGAGTTAGCTATTCAAACAGGTGGACAAGCTTTTAGAGACTTAGATATGGCAGGAAGTGTTCTTAAAAATGTAGCTAATAAATTAATGGAGGGTGATGCAGGACCACTTGTAGATTTTTTACAAAGTTCAAGAAGTCGTATAATACAAGGTGCAACTAGGCCCTTTGATACTCCTAATCAAATTATAGGTATGTTTACGGATGCAAATATGAATCCTAACTTAAAAGAAGGTGTATTTTTGCAGGGAGAAGCAATGAGGTATATTAATAATTTACCTGCTTTGTTTGGTATGCAACCATTGTCAGAGGGTTTAACAGAAAAAGCAACACCATTTAGAGGTACTAATAAATCTTTAAATGTAAGTAAAAATGCTTTAGGTGTTCGTGTAATTGAAGAACCTAATACTATTGAAAGAATGGTTAATGTTGCAGGTATGAAGTGGTACGATATTTATAGAGTGGATGCTCCTAATAGTATACGTAATCAAATGAATCAAATAGCCTACCCCTTTTTTGAATTAAGAGCTGACGAAGCTTTAAGAAAAAACCCTGACTATTTTGATTTAGTTCCTAATACTCAAAAAGAAATATTAGTGGATATAGCAAAAAAAGTTAAGGAAGATGTATTAAAACAAATGGAAGCTTCTGTACCAGAGTCTATTAATATTATGAGAGTTCTTAGTAATAAGAATGAGAAAAAAGTCAAAGCTATAATTAAAACTTTACGACTAGAAGAAGATAATCTAGAAGATATTATTAAGAGACCAGATGCACTAAAAGTCCTCAAAACTATACAATATCTTCTAGATAATTATGGAGATTATGATGGAGTTGAAAAGTTTTTTGACTAATCTTCTTGATCTAATAAACTATCTGCCCACTCATAAGACTCTTTAGCTACCTCTACTTTATTTGTTTTACCCTTAGCAATTAGACCTGACATTGCTTGTCCTGCAAGATAACGTCTAGTTGTTAAGGGTTTTGCTTTTTTAGTAGGTTTTACTAGTCGTAGTCTACGAAAATTTTTAGCTTCCTGTTCTAAATTTTTCCACTTCATCTCTTTCTATCCACCTATTTTTAAGTCTATTTAAATACCATAGTGCTTTATCAATGTCTTGAAGACCATTCTTATACTCACATCTCCACAAATACTTTAATACATTTGCAGCATGTGGTGCTATATCGCCAGACATTTTTTCTGTCATAGCTTCTATAGCTTCAATACATTCTAAATTACCTCTATTATAATGCTTAGGATTATTGACTGGATCGTTTTTCATAACTCCATATTCTCCTGTAAATATTTCACCACCTTTATCGTCAAGATAACCACCCATTGTAGGATTGCAGATCTCACATTCAGGGCAGTTTAAATCATCATCTAAATAATTACCACACATAGAACAAGTATCTTTAGCATGTATTGTAACCATATTATACTCCTATATCTACAATCTCACATGAGTCACCACTACAAGCCATAGTTTGACTGCCTGATGTGGTATCTATCATCTCATACTCTCTTAACTTAGACCAGTTAATTCTAGTATTCATTTTAGAAAGCATATCATCATACTCATCTTTTGTACACTCTTGATAAGGTGCTTGCTGATAAACATGATCAGAGTGTGGTAAGAAAGACACACCTGACATTTTGTCAAAGTGTTTAAATACAAATGCACCTACATCTAACCACTCGTTTTCTTTAACAGTAACAGTAATAGATGGTTTATGCTCACACCAATGCTCTTGATATATTAACCAGATGTTTAACTGATCTATAGCAGATAGTTCATCTCTAACTCTAGAACCTTTAGGTGATTTCATAGGAAAGCTAAATACTGTAGTAGTATCAGGTTTCATTACACATGGTTCACTAGGCACACCTTGATCTATCATAAACTTTGTTAATGGATCTTTGTTATCACCACGCACTGTTCTTATGTAATACTTAGAATGTCTGGCATGAATACCACTTGCTGAGTCACATAACTGTGATACTGTACCACTAGGTTTAACACAAGTAATAGCAGTGCTTTCTTGTATACCAAACTCTTTAGCATACTTTTTATTAGTATCAATAGCTACTTGTTTAAATCTTGGTAATCTTTTATCCATATCAACTAGGTAACAATTAGTATGTATGTTATCCATAATACCTGTAAGACTTACACCAAGTAATCTTTCTTCTTCAGTATTGTTTCTCCATATTTTTCTTAGATATGGAAAGTCTGTAAGTGTGGCTTGAGCTGTTCCTAGTATAGTAGCAAGTCTAATTTTATTCTCTATATCTTTATCGCTATCACCCTCTTTTACTACTACCTCTGTTAAGTTACAGAATTGATAAGGTCTTAGTATTATTTCACTACAAGGATTAGTACCAAAGTCATAGTTAGGATCTCTTCTTTCATTCTTTGCAGCTTGTTTCTTAGCAGATACTCTATTGAAAATACCTCTCTCACCTGACTTAGATTCTACTAGTGAAGTCCACTCTCGTAAGAATGTTTCAGAGTCAGGCTTATCTGTATAGACCACAGAATTATTAGACAATGCCATATGTGGTGCAGTCTCCCACCATTGACCAGTCTTAGCATGACGCATTCTAATATCAGATAGGTTAGATAAACTAATCATGGCTGATCTTCTAACACCACCTACTACTACAATCTCACCAACTTTACACATGATACTGTGACAATCATAGCTAGATAGCTTTCTACCTTTTGCTTCTTTAAACATATTAATAGTAAACTTAAACAGATCTACAAGTGGAGCAGGACCTGATGCTCTACCACCAAATGTTTTTAGTCTAGCACCTGCAGGTCTAATTAAACTAACATCATAGCTTGGTATTTCACCTGCATACAGTAATGCA